ACCGACCTGGCCGTTGAGGATCGTGGCGTTCGGGCCGAACTTGTCGACGGTGAGCAGGTTCGAGTCGCCGATGAGGTCGTGGTATGCGGACACGCCGATGATGTAGGCGAGGTCAGCGGGGTTGACGCCCCACTTGCCCATGCCGCCACGGATCAGGAGCAGGTTCGCGACGGTGGTCGTGGTCGCGGTGACGACGGTCTGAGCCATCGCCTTCTTCCGCAAGCCGTCCCACGCCCACGACGCCGACGTGGTGCCGAGCGCGTTGGTGTCGGTGTCCTGGTGGGTGCCGTCGGTGTCACCGTCGAGGATCGCCTTCTCTTCTGCGTCGACGAACGCACGGACGAGCTTCATCTGCACGAACGGCAGGATCGCCAGCGCGCTGTCAGCCTCGAGGCTCTTCGAGAACAGGATGCGGCCACCGAGGATTTCGGCGTCGAACGTCGCAGCGCCGGTGCCGGGCGTCGATGCCGTGACCTTCGTGGCGGTGTCCGAGGTCGGTTCGGCGACACGGTACGCAGTCGCGTCGGCGCCTTCGAGCGGCCACTTCCACGGGTTCGTCGGGAGGTTCACTCGGGGGAACAACGCGGCGACCTTGCCGGCGGCGCGGACCTTCTCGTGGAGGGTGGCGCCGATCCCGGTCGGGATCCACTCGGTGCCCTCGGCCGACGTGTCGGTGTCGAGCGCGCGCAGGATCTCCTTGTACCGGTCCTTGTACGCACGGTGCGAGCGTGCGACCTCGAACCCGGCGCCGGACGTCTTGGCCTTGTTGTCGATCATCATGCCGAAGATCGACATGTCGGACACGAGCTCCTGGAAGGAGCGGATCACGTCGCGGTCGTTGGCGCGGAACTCGGTGAGCCGGGGGGCGACGTAGCCGCCGGTTTCGGACTCGGCGCGCATGATGACCTGCTCGACGTCGTTCACGGCGCCCGACGGGGAGAACGTGCCCGAGCGGGAGATGCTGCCAGCGGCGACCTTGGGGGAGGTGGCCCACAGGAGCTCGTCGAGGCTGCGGCCACCCTTGATGGAGTTCGCCGACGCGTTGGCGTTGAGGTTGACGGACAGGTACTTGGACCGGCGGGCCTCGTACTCGGTGACGAACTTGCCGTCGGCCTCGTCGGTTTCGGCGGCGGCGATCTCGGCGTCGAGACGGTCGAGTTCGGAACGGAGCGCGGTGACGGTGTCACGCTCGTCGTCGAGGAACGACGAACGCTTCGCTTCCTTCGCGGTGGCGATGATCGCGTCGAGCGACGCGAGGGTGGCTGCGTGCTCGGCACGCAGGTCGATCAGGGTCTTCACTGGGGGCTCCTGGGGAGGTTGTGGCGGGCGCGCATCGCGGCCAGCTCGGCTTCGAGTACTTCGATCGACGAGCCAGGATCGACCGGTGCCTCAGGGGCGGGCGGCGGCTGGGTGTCTTCTTGGTCGGCGGGCGCGGGTGCGGTGCCGGGATCGCCAGTGCCGGGGTCGGCGGGTGGCGTACTGATTCGGATGCGTTCGCGCACCAAGGCAGCGAGGTCAGCATCCGAGATGTCGTCGAGCACGGATCGCACAGCGACGATCTCGGCTGACACGTTCGTCGGGAACGGCGAAGGGCCGTACTCTTTCAACCCGAGCTCGAGGCGGCGGACCAGTTGGCGTCCACCGCGCATGATCGTCGGCGCGGACTGCACGATCGCGCCACGGAACGACTGGGCGGTGATGTCACCGTTGTTGATCATCTCGAGGACTTCGTCCGCGAGCGGGGTCTTGTTGTAGCGGGTGACGGTGAGCAGCCCACGCTTTTCGGCGGTGATCGACTCCGGTGACCCGAGCGGCTTTGAGAACTGCTCGGACGGTGTCCCGAACAGGGTCATGCCGTGGTTGTAGAGAACACCGACGCGGCTGATGCCGAGGCCGATCGTCCGGTTGAACGCGGTGCGGGCGATGACTTCGTCGTAGTCGCCGTGCGCGTCGCGGACCGCGTACGGTTCGTCGAACGTCGCCGCGTACGCGGTGACGGTGCGGCCGCTGACGGTCAGGTCGATGAGCGGCACGGACCGTTCGATCATCGGGCGTGTGGTCACGGTGCCTCCACTGGCGCGGGGTTCGGTGTGCCGACGAGCGCCGACGCTTCGGGTGGGGTCGGGCCGAACCCGGCACCGGCCTTGTTGGCGAGGTCGCGGAGTTCGTCGACCGAGATGCCCTTGCCGACGGACAGGTAGCCCTTCTGCAACAGCCCGGCGATCTCGGCGGGTGTCGGGTTGTCCGGCACGTCACCTTCGCCGGGGCGGATCACCGACACGTTCAACGGCCGCTGGTAGTAGGCGAGCTCGTCGGGGGCGGGCAGGTTCTCTTTCTGCGCCGCGGTCTGCGGCATCATCCAGCCGCCGTTGATGCCGGCGTTGTAGAACCCGGCGCGCGCCGCACTGTCACCACGCAGCAAACCTTCGAGGTTCGCTTCGATGAACATGCGCGCCAGCGGCGACCCGGACAGTTCCTCGTCGAAGTTGATCGCCGTCTCGATGCGTTCCACCCACGGCCGCACCGAATCGACCACGGCTTCGATGCCCTGATGTTCAATGTTCGAGAACGTCGCGCGACTGAGTTCGTAGAGCTTGTGGGGCGGTATGCGGAGGATGCGGGCGATCTCGCCGACGTTGAACGTCCGCGTTTCGAGGAGCTGCACCTGCTCCGGGGTGAGCGAAATGGTCTTGTACTCGGCGCCGTTGCCGAGGACACCGAAGCCGTCGGCGTTCGTGACACCGGAGTGGAACGCGCGCCACTCGTCGAGCAGCAGGTTCGCCTCGTCCGTCGTGAGCGGCTGCGGCAACGACAGGTAGGCACGGAGGTGCGATCCGTTGAACGACCGGGCCGCGTACTCGTCGGACGCTGCGGCGATGCCCAACGCCTCGGCGTGGACCCTTAGAACGTCGTGGCCGACGGTCCCATCGGATGACATGCCGGGGATGTGCAGGATCTCCCGCGACGTCAACGCCAAAGTCTCGTGGCCGTTCTTGACCGCGTGGACCTTCGTCCCATCGGACGCGCGGGCGGTGCGGACACGGTCCGGGTGGATCGGCCGCAACCCGGTGACGGCGCCTTGGAAGTCGCGGAGCTTGAACGCGTACCCGTTGCCGCGATTCAACTGCGACACAACCCAATGCTCGAGCACCGCAGGCCACGTCGTGTCGACATCGGGGCGGGTCATCCACGGCGCGTCAGCGAGACGGACACGGGCGTTCTGCGGGCCGGTGTACCGCGTCCACGGGAGGAACATGACCGCTTCGGCGATGTACCGGTTACCCGACCACCACGCCGTCAACCCCATCGCCCGCGTCTCCGACACGGACACACCGGACTTGGAGCGGTTCGCGCCCTGCCCGGACAGCAGGTACCCGAACTCTTCCATCGTCGTCGGGTCGGCACGGACGGCGTCTCGCCTCGCGGCGATCCGGTCAGCCAGCATTACGACGACGCTTCGCGTCAGAGAACCCCACACCGACCGCGGCGTAACACCACGCCAACCCGAACCACACCACCGCGGCGAGGAACCCGACGAGGTAGAACGGCGCAGCCAGGATGGACAGCAGGAGACGGAGCGGCTGCACAGACGTCGCGTGGTACGCGATCCGGTCGGTCATGGTTGAGGTCATCGTTTCCCTTTCACCACGAACGCCATCAGCGGCGCACCGGTCGGACGGCCTTGCGCCAGATACGCGGCGTCCGTCACCGCAACCAACGCCGACACGTCGCCGGCGCGTCGATCCCACACGAACCCGTCACCGGACGGTTTCTTCACCGCCGACGCGACCGCACCCACAAGATCCGGGTGACGATGCACCACGACTTTGCGTTCGATCACCGCGTCGTACATCCACACACACCCTGCGCGCTGTTCGGCAGGGGTGATCGGGTGGACTTTCAACCCGGCCTGCTCGAGCGCCAACAGGAGTGATCCGTCTTGCGACGAGCACCCCACGGTCGCTTTCCGAGGTAGTGCGATCCGTTTGAGTTCGTCGACGACCCACAACACCCCGGGGC